AGATATAGCTAAAATCGGGGCTCACTCAAAGGGTCAGAATAGAAACAGTATTGGTATTTGTTATTGCGGAGGCGTAGAAGCAGATGGTAAGACCCCGAAAGATACTAGATATGACTGTCAAAAAGATAGTCTCTTAGCGGTGCTAAGAACACTAAAAGCAATGTACCCTGAAGCAACCATACACGGGCACAGGGACTTTGCTAATAAAGCATGTCCAAGTTTTGATGCAACTGAAGAGTATAAGAATTTATGAAAATAGGGGAAGGCACGGAATTTAAGATTGATATTAAAACCGTGGTTAGTATAATAGTAGTAACATCCATGTTCGTTGGGATGTATTATTCATTAGCTTCAGATATTGAAGAAGCTAAAAAGTTACCACCGTCAGAGATAAAACGCATGGAGTACGACTTAAAGCAACAGTGGCAGACAGAACATATTGAAGATCTCGAAGAGAAGGTAGATGAAATACTTTATTGGTGTAGAGAAGTTGACAGTAAATTACACAGCAAAAAAGATAAATGATGGCAAAAAAAACAACACGTAGAAAAAAGACATCATGTTGGCCTGGTTATAAGGCTGAAGGCAAAAAGAAATCTCCTAGTGGAAAAAAAGTTAACGGTAAGATAAAGATGGTTAACAACTGTGTTAAAATAGGAAAAAAGAAAAAGAAATGACAGACGCTAGTTATGAAAAACAAAACCGTGAAATGCGAGCTAAGCATAAAAGTAAGACTGGCACAACTTTGGGAAAAAGATTAACAAAAGGAAAAAACAAACGTAGAGTTTCTTTTGCTTGTAGATTTGCAGGTATGAAAGGACCTATGAAAAAACCTAACGGTAAACCAACTAGAAAAGCTAGAGCTTTAAAAAAATGGGGTTTCTCAAGCGTCGAAGCGGCTAGAAAATTTTGTAATGCTAATAAAGAAAAATAGTTATGGGTAAAATAAAAAAAACATATTCTAAACCTAAACCAAAGTGTAAGTCATGTGGCAAATCTCATTCTGGTAAATGCAAAAAGTAATGTCAAAAGGACTAGGTGATTCTATAGAAAAATTTACTACAGCTACAGGTATAAAAAAATTAGCAGACAAAATACCAGGAGGCTGTGGATGTAACAAACGTAAAGACTGGTTAAATAAAAACTTTCCTTATCACAAAGGAATAAAAAGATAATTATGAGTAAACTATCGACTGAAGCTAGAAAAAAATTAAGAGATGATCAGTTCTGTGGGCCAGATAGATCTTTTCCAGTAAATGATTGCGATCATGTTATTGCTGCAAAAAGAATGATAAGTAGATATAAGGGTCCTGGAGACAAAGGCTCTATTATGGCTTGCGTTAAAAGAAAAGAAAAATCATTAAGTTGTAAAAAATAAGTTATGGAAAAAGCAAAATCAATTATAAACCATCCATTATCTAAAGCTGTTTTAGCTGGATTTATTGGTGCAATGTTATTATTAGAAAAACACCCAATGTACGCTGGTGTAGCATTTGGTTATTCGTTAAGAGAAGTTTTACTAGCATTTAAAGCAGACTAATTATGACAATGCGCGATAGTAAGAAAGGGCCTATTTTTGATAAATTCAAAGAGGGTGTTAAGAACATAAACCGAAAATTAATAAGAAATAAAAAAGCTCAAGAAATAAAAAAAGCTGCCAAAGGTCTTAATTTTAGAAATAGTGAAGCTAGAGATATGGCAAAGAGGTATAGAAGAAATGAGCTTTCAGGTTTTGAACTAGGTGTAATTCAAAACAAACTTGGAGTTGATGTAGGTCATACAACAAACAAAGATCAAGCTAAAGAAAGACCTTATCATCTTGGTGATTTTTCAGGTTTAAACAACTTTAGTAATCAAGATGAGGCTGGAAATACTTATGATGAACAAAAACAAGGTTGGAGTTCTAAATACGTTCCTGTAGATAACACCAGTAAACCTCTTAACAAAAGTGTAGCAAGTAAAAAAAAGTGATATGGATGCAAATGCTTTGGTCTTATCTAAAAAAGATTTTGAAAAACACGCCGGGGAGCAAGTAGGTAATAAAAAATATATTAAAGCTAACAACCCTGGTAGAACCTACGATGAAGGACCTAAGTCTAAAAACCTTTCAACCTTGTCTGACAATGAATATATGGATGATAAGATTAGAAGATTTCCTGGAATGTCTGCTCAAGAAATAAACAATCATTTTGGTACTAATGTAATTTCAGAAAGTCAATATGAAAACTTCAATACTAGAGCTGGTTTAAATAAAGTAGTTACTTACGATGGAACTACGGATAGAGAAATTACTTCCACAGGCACTCCTCCTCCTCCTAGCACTACTACAACTACTACCTATACTACTACAGAAAGAGAAAGCACATCAATCGAAGGAGATAATACTTCAAGTGATTCCGGTAAAAAAAGATTGTTTAAAAATTTTTCCAATAAGAAAAAAAATCCAAAAGTAACTGGTTCTAGCACATTTAAGTGCTCTACTGATGATCCTACTTCTTGTGGTTTAGATCAGACTAAACAATTAAGGGCTGAAGAAAGAGCAGAAACAAAAGGATACAATAAAGCTCAAAAAGATAGAATTTATAAAGTTAAAAAAGACGGGAGTCAAGTTCTTAAAAAACAATTCGCTCCTGGTCAGTGGTTTGAAGAAAAACTAAATAAGCATCAGGATAATAGATCTAGGCGTGAAAGTCAATCGTCAAGAAAAAAGAAACAAAGGCAAATATCAAGAGATAGAAAAGCTAGATCAAAAGCTTATTCCAGAGAGCACCAACATAACAATCCTGACAACTATAGTAAAGTAAGTAATTTCTTTAACGAGCTATCTTATAAAAAAGATAAACCAAAGGGATCAAGAACAATTAAAGCTTCATTTTAATGAGTAAGAAGAAGAAAAAATTTAAAGAAACTAAAGTTGGTATATTCTTAAAAGATAAAGCACCAGCTATTTTAGATACCGTAGGTGAATTTCTACCTGATCAAGGAGGGCTTGGTATTGTAAAAAATCTTATATCAGGTGATTCTAATATAGAACCTAGAGATAAAGAGATGGCTTTAAAACTGTTAGATCAAGATATAGCAGAAATGAATAATATATCTAGCAGGTGGAATAGCGATATGCAAAGCGATTCATGGTTAAGCAAAAACACTAGACCTATGACGTTAATATATCTTACTTTAGCTATGACAATATTTATAGTATTAGATTCAACTGTACTATTAGAAATAAAAACAGGTTGGGTTTCTTTATTAGAAGCTTTACTTATCACAGTATATGTAGCGTACTTTGGATCTAGAGGCGCGGAAAAAATAATAAAAATAAAAAAATAATAAAATGGGATACGCTAAAGGAGATTTCTCAAGTCAAGCAAGAGTGTTTGCTCATGACGCTAAAGACATAGTTGTTGGAGAAGACTTAGACAACGTATGTGTCTATGTTGGAACTGGAGGAGATATAACTGTTACTATGCAAAGCGGTAGAACTGGTGTTGTATTTAAAAACGTTCCAGCTGGAGCATTTTTACCAGTGTTAGTTAAAAAAGTTGAAGCTGTAGGAAACGGAGCTGCTGACTTATTAGCATTATATTAGTATGTGGTTAGGTATTGGCTACACTATCCCCATGGTTGGAGACAGGAATTTAAAAATTCCAGTTGATGGAGGGTTTATAGAATTAGAACCTAACTCTTTTTTAATAGAGCTAGAAGGCACTGGAGTTACTGATAATATCACATTAGAATAAAACGAATAAAATGGCAAATGAAAAAATAAGTGCATTTAGCACTATATCAACTATACCAGGCGGACCTATACAAATAAAAGAGGTAGAAGGTATTGCAGCATATTGCGATGATCCTAATAATCCAGGCACCAAAGTAAACGTTTCTTTTTCAGGTTCTGACATAGAAGACTTATATTTACAAGATTTAAGCTCAGTATTAGATCAGGGTGATCAAAGCCCTAACGGGGGTCAAATACAAATGCTAGACGCAGGTGGATTTAATCCTTTAACTCTTAGCCAAACAGGTTTAGCAGCTTCTCCTTCTTCAAACATAGCTTTTACTGGTAGTGGCTTTATAACTATGGTTGCTAGTGGTAATGCTGGAGGAATTAGTTTAAGTACAGGTTTTAACGCTGGATCTGCTAATGTTATTATTACAGCTGGTTCAACAGGTGGAAGGTTAGAATTAAGATCTGAAGGACTTTTAAGATTTAATTTTGAAACACCTACAGCAAATCAAGTATTACAAACTGTTAACAGTTCTGGTGATATGGAGTGGGTTGATCTTCCTTCAGGAGCAGCATCAAATCTTGGAGATGTTTTAACAGCGGGCAATGAAAGTGATGATGGTCAAATACTAAAAATGGTAGACGCTGGTGAATATTTAGAAATTTATGCCAATAGTATCAAACACACAACCATTGCAAACGATTTTGAAATTGAAAATGAACAAGGTGATTTATCACTTATAGCATCTCAAAACATAGAAATAGAAAGTGGTGGAGAACTAAGAGTTAAACCTAATACAGCTTTAGGAACTCCAAATACTGGATATGTACTGCTAACCCTGGACAAAGTATTACTTTTGCTGGTGGTGGTGGCATAATAAATGTTTTTAGTGTTACTGGTTCAAATGCTAACGGTAGCAATGAAGTTAAAGCAAGTGGAGGAAATGTTGAAATAAACTCTGTTAGTGACGATGTTGTATTAAAAGGCGGTGGTGATCTTATCTTAGAAAACACAGGACTAGGTACAGCAGCTGTAGGTGATTATTTAGTAGCGGATGCAGCAAGTGGTAAAGCTAAGTGGTTTACAGATCCAAAAGCGTTTGTCACACTTACTGGATCTCCAACTTGGGTTATAAGAGATGGATATAATGCAACTTGGAATGTTGGATCTGGATCAGAAACATTAACTATAACCTGTGCGGATGGAGATAGTGGAACTTTAATAGTAACAGCAACAACTGGTGAAATAACTTGGCCCGCTGGGACTATGGGTTGGAGGCACAGAACCTACGTTAACTAATGGTGTTGATGTATTTAGTTTTATATATGATGGAACTAATTATTACTGGAGTTATGGTCAAGACTTTTCATAATGAGTGGTCGTAAACAAACAATGTTCAGGGCTATGCTACCTAACGGTATTAGTGGTGGATGTGCTCCAATAACAAACTCAACTAGTTCTATAATTACTACACCTAACTCTTCAAGTACAACGGCTTTTATTAGTAATTACTGGAAAATGAGTTTTGCTATGATGGTGATTACACAAGCTGAGCTTGGTTCTGCAAAACAAATTACCGCATTAGAGTTTAACAATACAGCAAGTGGCTCAATAGCTTGGACACATCCTAGTGTTGTTATAAAAATGGCTCACTGTACAGGTACAAGTTTTACTGCTGCAAATTTTGTAGGTACATTTCCTAATCAAGAAATAGTAGGTGTTTCTGGAATAGCTGATGAAACTGAAGTATATAACAGTTCATATAATCTAACGTCTGGTACTGGTTATAAAACAATAAATCTATCTACTAATTTTTGCTACAATGGAACAGATAACATAGTAATCTCGATGTCTAAAGCATTACAATCCGGAAGCAACTGTAGTGTCTATGCCCCTGGATGTGGTTGGACTTATGCTGATGCAACTTGGGAATATAAAAATGATGGATCAGGATCTAATACTGGAGTGTGGTATGATAGTGATAGTGTTACACCTACTGGAATAAACTCTACAGGTAGTGGTTCAAATGGAGATATAAATAATTTTAGAGCATTAATAAGAGTAAAACATTAATAATGGTAGATTGGGATACTTTAATAGAAGAATTAAACAACATAGGTACAGAGATATATGCTAACTTAAGCACACCAGGAAATTTAGATTTATTATATGCTAGGTTAGTATGGGACGATATCACCGAAACAAAAGAAACAGTAGACAATATAGTTAATTCGGCTTTTACAGGTCAGTTCTATTTAACATCTACTTTAGAAAACAATCAATATAAAGCAGTTGTATCTGAATATTCAGGTCCTGTTTTTTAAACAAACAATTAAATTAAATCAAATGAATAAAATATCAGAAGAACATTTAAAAAAAGTTCAAGATCAACAAAAAGAATTAAACGAAGTAACTAATAATATAGGATATTTAGAAGCCCAGAAGCATGCTTTCTTACATAAAATGGCAGAAATAAATAAAGACATAAATGATTTCAAAGACGAGCTCGAGAAAGAGTACGGACAAGTTAATATAAATGTAGAAACCGGAGAATTTTCTCCACTAGCCAAACAAGAAGAAGTAGCAGATTTAAAAGCTGTTTAAAATGAATAATGTAATTAGAAAAATCAGTATAGGTACTGATTATAAAAATGAAGCTATGCATTATTCTGTAGGTCAACAAGTATATGGTGGACATACCATATGTGATATTATTAGTTCTAAAAACCACGGAGAATACTTAATATATATAAAAAAAAATAACGAAGTATTGCCATGGAAAAAATTTAACTCTAATATGGCTATAGCAGTAGAATTTGATTTAGAGTATTAATGAAGTCTTTATATAAATTTATTATATCACCTATAAAAGAAAGATATAATAATACTATAAATGTTGATGGTGTTGACTTAATAACAAACACTACTATAGAGGATTATAAATCAGTAAGTAAAAAAGCTATTGTAATTGAAACTCCTTCAGCTTTTAACACTAATATAAATAAAGGTGATGAAGTTATAGTACATCATAATATTTTTAGAAGATATTATGATATGAAAGGAAGAGAGAAGAATAGTGGATCTTACTTTATGGAAGATAAATATTTTTGTACTAATGAACAAATATATTTAATAAAAAGAAACAAAGACTACGTGACTAATTTAAATTACTGTTTTGTTAATCCTCTATTAAACACCGATAAACTTTCCATAAACAAAGAAACTCCTTTAACAGGAATTGTTAAGTGGTCTAATAATTATTTAGAAAGTTTAAATATAAACAAAGGAACTATAGTTAGTTTTAATCCTAACAGTGAGTTTGAGTTTATTATAGATGGTGAAAAATTATATTGTATGAAATCTAATAATATTGTTTTAACTCATGAACACGAAGGAAACGAAGTTAAAAATAATCCAAGCTGGGCAAAAAGCCGTTGAGGAATTAATTAAAGTAGCCAAAGAAGCTATTGTAGATTCTGGGGATGATGTGTCTGCTGATAGATTAAAAAACGCAGCAGCAACAAAAAAACTTGCTATATTCGACGCATTTGAAATACTAACTAGAATACAGGAAGAAGAAGATATATTAAATGAAAAACCTAAAGAAAAAAAGGAAGAAAAAACTTTTAAAGGTTTTGCAGAGGGGAGAAGCAAATGAATTTTATTTGTTCTAGTTGTGGCGCTTGTTGTAGATCCGCAGGCAAAATGGAAGGTGCTAAATATGGTTTACCTATAAAATCAGATGGTTCTTGTGCAAATTTAGTAGGTAACTTATGCTCTATATACGAAGATAGACCTGATATTTGTCGAGTAGATAAAATGATGTTTAATGAAAATAAACTTAGTAGAAAAGACTATTATAAAAAAGCTAGCGAAAACTGTAATGTATTAATAGACGAATTAGGCATTGATCCAAAATATAAAACAAATATAGAGGATTATGACTTATAAACAAACACTTTGGAAACCTATACAAGGTGTAGTAAATGAAAAGATACTAGCTAAGAAAAACAGATACAAACAATGGGAGTATGGTTATAATTCAGAATATGACTTTGTTTGTATAAGTAAAAGTGGAAAAATTGGACAGGTCATTGAAATTCAAAATCTCAGGATTGCTTTACCAGCAGAGCATGAACCGTTTAAACGAAGCAAAAAGCAAGAGGAACAATACTGGGAAAAACAAGAATACCCAAAAGAGTTAAGTAGAATAAAAAATAGGTTTGACTGGGAAGATTATCCAAGTGATTTTAAAGAGAAATGGTACGATTACATAGATGAAGAGTTTAAACGAAGAGATGAAGGATACTGGTTTTATAACAACGGTGTTGCTACTTATATCACTGGCACTCACTACATGTATTTGCAATGGTCAAAGATCGACATTGGAGCACCAGACTATAGAGAAGCAAATAGACTCTTCTTTATATTTTGGGAAGCATGTAAAGCAGATAATAGATGTTATGGAATGTGCTATCTTAAAAACAGACGGTCTGGATTTTCTTTTATGTCCTCA